TTATAAAACAGTTATGGATGAATATGAGGTTGGACAACAGGTTCGAGTTACAGGCGAGGTTCGATTAGAAGAATATTACACACAATCTGGTTCATTAACATCTTACAATTCATTCTCTGCAACATTCTTCAATAGAGTGGAAGATGATTTTAAACCAAAAGCATTGGCTACTATTGATACTTATGTTGAGGGTATGACTTCGGAATTAGATGCTGAGGGTCTTCCTACTGGAAACTTAGAATTAGATGCTTTTACAGTTGGTTATAATGGTCGAGTGATTCCATTGAAAAATACAATTATCGGTAAAGATTTAGCAGGTGTGTTCGAGTCAATGTACTATCCTGGCACAACTGGTAAAATCACTTATAAAATCAACAATTACGCTGAACTAGAAGAGGAAGAAGAAGTTGTGGAAAACACTTCAGGATTTGGTTCTGCTGAGCGTGTTGAAACTAATATCGTTAAAAACTATGTTAGTGGATTAGAAATTATCGGTGGAGATTTACCTTATAGTGATGGAGTAAACGAATATAGTCCTGCAGATGTAGAACAAGCGCATAAAAATCGTGCTTTAGCATTACAAGAATTGAAACAAAATTCTCAAGCTGCTGCAACTCCAACAGGATTTGGGTCTGCTAAAACAGAAGAAAAACCTGTAGTAGTTACAGATGAAGATTTACCAGATTTCTAATAAAAGATAAATAATATGTGGTTATTGCATGAAAGAATTAATCGCTCGAAGCAATGTAAATGTGAGCAAGCAAAGTGACGATGATTATGATTAATTTCATATAGGCTATTGCAAAAAATAAAAAATCCCACTTTAAATAAATAATTAAATAAATGGTGCTTACGTGTTAGCGTTATGTAAGGTAAATGCTTCGCTGTTATATGTTAAACAATCCATACAGCCATTTATTTTTAATTAAAAAATAAAAACAAGAATAAGGAGAATTAAATTGTCATTTAATATTTTAGATATTCAACCAAATAAGGTGCCAACAAATCCTGATGAGTATTCAACTTTTGTTTATGGCCCACCTAAAATCGGTAAGACTACATTAGTTCATGAAATGTTTGGTAATAGAGCTTTGTTTGCCGCGACAGAAGATCGTCATAAAGCTTTACCAGGAGCAATGATTGCTAGAATTACAAATTGGAATGATTGGTTGAATTTGTTAAATCAATTGCGCAATCCAAAGGTTAAAGAATTATACGACGCAGTTGCGATTGATACAGCAGAAAACTTAAGTAGTATGTTAGAAAAATTCGTAGCCGCTAAATGGAAAGAAAAAGTAATTGGAGAACGTGACGATATTTGGGGTAAAGACTGGCGAGACCTTAAAAATATGTGGAAAGATGGAATTAACAAAATTTCAGAATTAGGATATGTTCCAGTATTTATTGGTCATGCTACTCAAAAAACTGTTCAAATCCCAGCATCAGGAGTTCTAGAGTCAGATTTAGCTGGGGCCACGGTTGAATTAAAACAGAAAAAAGATAAAGGAACAGACACTAAAATTGATGTGTATGAATTTCAAAAATATACGCCCGATTTAGATGATCGTTACATGGGACCAATTAATAAAATGGTAGATAATATCTTATTTTTAAATACAACTGTTGATGTTTCTACAGGACAAGAAAAGCGAGTTATTTATCTACGAGACACTTTACAGTGGCAAGCAGGGTCAACATTTGAAGGAATCGATCCAGTTGTTGATTTAAGTGCACAAGCTTATAGAGATGCAGTTGAACGTTCTATTGGATTGATTAGTGAAGACGATAAAACTGATAAAGCAAGAGAAAAAGTCGCTAAAGAAATTGACTTCAAAGAATTAATGAGTAAAGTTAAAGCTTGGGGAGGAGCCTTCCATAAAGAAGGTAAACTTGAATTGTTAAACACAATTTCATCTGAAGTGTTTGGACTAGGAAATAAGATTACAGACGCTAAAGAAGCTCAAAAAGAATTAGTTGCGCATGCATTATCTTTAATTGAAGAGAAAGCTAACGAAGAAAATATTAAATTATAATTATATTGACTAATTATAACAATATTTACAAAAACGTCTAAAATTTTGCCTAAAACTCACGCGAGGGTTGATATTACAACAAATCACTTAGGAAATGTTATCTCGGCAACCTTCGCGTGACGTATTTTGTAAATAAAAAACATATTTTATTCAAAGTAAAAATAAACATAATCACGATATTAGTGGAGGAATAACATGGGAAGATTAAAACAGCCTTATACAGCAGTTAATCAAGATATGAATGATATGAAAGAACGATTTAGAAGAGCCGAATTAAAAGCAGTTCGTGAAAATGAAGCTAAAACAGAATTAGTTCGTAAAACAAAAGAAGATCGTCGTAAAAAAAATAAAAGAAAGAATGATGCTTAATGTTAAAAATAAATAATGTTACTGTGTACTCAAAAAAACCTTGTTCTAACTGCGAAAAAACAAAAGAATGGTTAAATGAACATGGAATAGAATTTACAGAAGTTGATATTTACTCTGATGACGACGCATTAGAGCAGATTAAAAGTGAAGGATATAGACAAGCTCCAGTGGTATCTTTAAATGATTGGCAATGGCATTGGTCAGGTCATCAAGTAACCAATTTAGAAGGTCATTTATTAGATGAATAAAAATAAAGTGAAAAATGTTTTAATATTTATCTTGTCGCTTTTGTTAGTTGTAATGATTTTAGTAGGAACTGTTTTATTAGGGTCATGGTCTTTAAGCGGAATATTAGGTAGAGAAGTTCACAATATTTATACGGTCGGTCTGATGATTTTTATTAATGTGTGCGCAAACGGAGGCAGTCGGAGGTAAATAATGTTATTAAATGATTTAGAAATTCAAAAATTTGTTAAAAAATTTAATGGAGAAAAAAGAAAAGTTGTAAAAAACACAGAAAAATTCAATACTCTCAAAAAAGAACTAAACATGCACCTTAAAGAACATGGAAGAAGTTTGCGATATTTAGAAAGTTTTGATGTGTTTTTAGAAAATAATGTGCTGAAATTTAGATATTTAGAAAACACCGGTGTAATGATGACTGTTGAGTTGATGTGGAAGGTTAATGAATTAACAGAAGAAGATATTGAAAAATATATTGAAGAATTCTCGGTTAATGAGCTTGAAATAGAAAAAGATAAATTGCCTTTACTCAATTTAGTTAAAAGCAATACACATCAATATTACGCATTATATTGGCCTGATACTCAATCAATAGTAATCAGTGATTATGTTGTAAATCAGTTAGATGAAGAAGTTGTGAAATCAATTCTTCGACATGAGATTATTCATCACTATTTACATATTAATGGGAAAGACCCAAGTGATAATTCTAGAGGATTTGTGGAATTGGTTAAAAAACACGATGCTTATGTTTCACAAGATGTAGAAGCATTAAAGGCATACAACAATTTAATATAAAAAATATTTCAACCCAAGCTTATTTACATTAAAGCTTGGGTTGTATATAATATAGATATATAGTATTAATTGGAGGTTGTTAAATGTCAAGACGTTTGAAGTGTTATGGCTTCTGCGATAATAAATATCAAAAAGAAGAATTAACCTTGTATAAAAACAAGAATTATTGCAAAGAATGCCTCATTATCAAAAAAGAAGATGATGAAGGTAGACAGAAGCTCATCAATGAAATAAGTAAGATTTATAATATTCCTTACCCAACTGGAATGATGTTAAGACAAATGAAAGACTTTAGGGAAAGTCGTAATTACAAATACAATGATCAGGCTAAAGCAATTTGGTATGGGAAACATGTTTTAAAAAAATCTTTCCATTCAAAATATGGATTAAGTTTGGTTCCTTATATTATAGATGATGCAATTATTTATTTTGAGAAAAATAGAAAAAGAGCAGAAAAATTAGAAGATGTACAATCTATTAATAGAACGCGAATTATCTATAAGGCCACAAAATCAATAATTAGTGATAACTATAAAGATAAAAAAATGATTAATATGGAGGAACTAACGTAATGAATGAAACAATTGCTCTTAACCCAACTAGGTCAATTTATTCTATTTTAGGAAATATATGTAATGACCCATCTTTCTTGAAAAATCCTGAAAACATATTAGGACCTAGGGATTTTGTACAAGAATTTCATAAGATTGTATTTTCAGCAGTTTCAAATATTACTTTCTCAAATAAAGATGTTAAAAATATAACACCAATCGACATAGATAATTATTTGAGTTCGTATCCTGTTTATTACAAAATATGGGATGATAATGATGGAATAAATTACATTAAAGATTCTAAATCGCATGCGAATTACGAAGTATTTAAAAGTGATTATGATAGACTTAAAAAATACTCATTATTAAGAAGTTACGTAGAAAAAGGTATTGATGTTTCAGATGTTTATGATTACAAAACTTTTGATTTAAAAGAAATTAATGAATCTTCTCATAAGTTGGAATCAATGACTACTAATGAAATTATTGAGCATTTTACGAATAAATTGATTGCGGTTAGAGATGAATGGAATGTAGATGAAGGTGTCGTTCTTGACTTTAAAGCAGGAGACGATTTAGACACTCTGCTCAATCGTATTCAAGAAGAACCAGATATGGGATATCCATTCCAAAATGGTTATTATAATAAATTATTTAGAGGTATGAGAAAAGGTAAATTCTTATTGAGATCAGGGAGCACTGGGACCGGCAAAACAAGACAAGCAATTAAAGATATGTGTACCGTTGCGTGTAGTCAAATTTACGAAACTGGTAGAGGTTGGATTTCATTAGGAATCGAGCGACCTGCTTTATTTATTTCAACAGAGTTAGATAAAGATGAAGTACAATTAATCATGCTTGCTTTTATTTCAGGAATATCAGATTCAGATATTAAAGATGGAAATTATGATGCAGGAACATTAGAAAGATTAAATAAAGCAAAAGAAATTTTAAAAAGAGCTCCATTATTCGCATCATATATTGAAGATTTCTCTATTTCAGATATTGAAATGAAAATAGAACAATATATTATTCATGAAAATATTGAATATGTCGCATTTGACTATATTCAAATGGCACCTAAATTAAGTAAGACAATGCAGCAAAATTTCGGTCAAACTTTACGTGAGGACCAAGTTTTAGTACATTTCTCTGCTGCATTAAAAAATATAGCAACCAGGTATAATATTTTCTTAGAATCTTCAACGCAGTTGAATAGAGGTTCAAAAGAAGTAGAAAATAGAGATGCCACTTCACTCCGTGGTGGTTGGTTAAAAACCCGACTGAGCCTCCACGCTAAAAAAATCTGGTAAACGTTAATCAACGGTGTGTGCGTAAAGCATGCTAACGGTGAAACCTAAGTCAAAAGATATGGTAATACCGTGCCAAGTTCCTCTTCTCCAGTAATTAAGGAGATGAAACATATTCAGTATTATATTTATTATTGGTTTAATAAAGATAAAAACAACGAGGTTGTTTATATTGGTAAAGGAAAAGAAAATAGATATTTAGTTTCTCATAGGAATATTTACTTTAATAGAACATATGAGAAATATAATCTATATCCTGTTATTATGATAAACAATTTAAATGAACAAGAAGCATTCGAACTTGAAAGAGAACATATTTCATTCTGGAAAAATAGAAAACAAGCTAAAACTAATCTTCATGAAGGTGGTTATGGCGGTAATGTGTTTAAGTATTATCCAGAAGGAAAAAAGAAAATGATTGGGAAAAATAGATTATCTAACTCCGGTAGAAATAATGCCATGTTTATGAAAGATTGGAGAATATTCTCAACGCCTGATAAAATAAAATTGCATAAGATAAATTGTTCAATTGGTCAAAAGAAAAGATTCAACGATCCTATGGCTAGAAAAAAAATATCTGAAGCAAATATAAAAAGATGGCAGAATGAAGAGAATAGGAAAAACTACAATTTGAATAACTCAAGAAGATGGCATCAATTCGATTTAAATGGAAATTATCTCAAAACATTTTCAAATCTTGGTGAAGTGTTACAACATATTAATATGATTGGACATGGAACACTATTCAAGAATGAGAGGCTCAAGAAACCATATAAAGGATATTAAAGGATTAAAGAAGAGGAAAAAGGTGTAGAGACTATCGAAAAGGAAAGTAATTACTTTCACTTAGTAGAGTAAGACTTCTATTGATACGAAGTTTGAAAAACCAGGCGACGAAGATATAGTCCAGGCCATTATGAAAATAGTGGGTACCCTGTTAGCGACAGCCGATAAAATAGACCATGGAGTTTTAACCTTTAAAACCACTCAACAAGATAAAGAAAATTTAAAACACATTTTTAAAAGTGGATTTGGAAATAATAAAGAACCTAACTTTTCACATTGGGTATATAAGAATCGAGCTGGAATCGATCATGTTATTATGTGGACTAGATTTGACTTAGGAACCCTTAGAGAAGAATTATTATTTGTGACAGATTATGATTATAATCTATTAGATATTGATATTTTAGAAATAGTTTTAGTAGATGAAGATGGAAATGAAGAAATTCCAGGAACAATTGAGCCTGAAAGAACTATGAGACAAATAGAGAATCAAGAAATAAGTTTTTAAGAAGGTAATTAATGAATGCAGATAAAATTATAGGTATGTTATCTGATAATGATATTTGGCAATTACTAGAAGATTTAAATGCCAGTCCTAAAGACTTAGGAAATGTATTCGAAGCTCAAACTGTTTGTCATCACGGTCATTCGAAAAAATTGGTATTTTTTAAAGATAGTAGAATGTTTTATTGTTATACGCATTGCGGGTCAATGAGCGTTTTCGATTTTGTTATGAACTCATTGGATATAGAATTTAAAGAAGCTTTAAAGTTTATTAATAAAAAGTTCAATATTAGCAATGTAAATCATTTTGAAAGTGGTTTTAAAATAGCTAAAATTGAAAACCCTGGAATTTTAATTAATGAAAAGTTGGCACAAGAAGAAAGTCCTATTCTTCATCCTCTTAACAAAAATATATTAAATGATTTTTACGATTTTTATCATAAATCTTGGATTGATGAAGGTATATCTGTTAGGTCTATGAGAAAATTCGGAATAAAATTCAATATTGTAAATAATCAAATAATTATCCCGCATTACGATATTGAAAATAATTTAGTAGGTGTTAGAGCTAGGAATTTAAATGAGGATGTTGTAAAGGAAGGTAAAAAATATATGCCTATCTACCATGATAGAAAAGTATTAAAGCATCTAACTGGAGCAAATTTATACGGTATTAATAAAAATATATATAATATACAAGAAGCAAATACCTTGATTTTATTTGAATCGGAAAAATCAGTGCTTCAATTAGATAGTTTTTTACCGGAGATGTCAATAGGATTATGTATAAGCGGCAGCAATTTAACAAAACATCAAATAAATATAATAAAATCACTAGGAATAGAAGAGGTCATTATTGGATTGGACAAAGAATACAATGAAGTGGGAGATCAAGACGAGATTTTTCATGCACAAAGAATAGAAAGAGTTTTTTATAAAAGATTAGCACCATTTTTTAAGGTTAGTGTTCTTTGGGATTTAAATAACAAATTAGATCTTAAAGATAGTCCAACAGACAAAGGAAAAGAAGTTTTTGAGGAATTGTACAAAAATAGAATATTTTTAAAATAGGAGAGTTGAGTTTGAATAGTTTAAAATTTAACGTTGTAGAAAAAGTAATTGATAATGATAAAAATCTAGTTGAGAATTTCTTAGCCAATAGAGGGATTGAAAATCCTGAGTTATTTTTAAATCCGCAAGAAAATGAAGATGAAATTGAAACAAATCCATTTGATATTCTATCAATGGAAAAATCTATTGATATTCTTAAAAAATCTATAGACAATGAAGAACATATTGGCGTTTTAGTTGATGATGATGCAGATGGTTATACTTCTGCTGCAGCTTTAATTAGAATGATTAAAGAAATTAGAGGCAACCTATTAAATATTGAGTGGTTTTTCCATGAAAATAAATCCCATGGTATTAGTGGTAATATATTGGATGAATTATTAAAAAGTGATTGTGATTTAATAATTATTCCGGATGCAGCTTCTAATGATTTTGCAGAGCAAGATTTAATTCATAAAGCTGGTAAAAAACTTTTAATTCTGGACCATCATAATATTGATGAAACAAAAGAAGTAGAAAAACGCTCTAAAAAATATAAAGACACATATGCGTTAGTTAATAATCAGCTGAAAAATAATGATAAAAAAATTAATACTGAATTAACAGGTGCAGGCGTTGTTTATAAATTCTCACAAGCTTATGACAATAAATATGAAACAAATACAGCTGAGAAAATCTTAGATTTAGTAGCAACTGGACAAATTGCAGATGCATCAGATATTTCACAATATGAGATTAGGTTGTTTATTGATAAAGGATTGAAAAATATTCAATCTCCTATTTTAAAACTTCAGTTTGATGATAAGATAAAAAACGGGGATTTGATAGCCCCAATTAATTTATCTTTCTCTATTATACCAATTATTAATGCAGTGTCAAGAATTGGAGACAAAGAAGATAAGGATTTAGTGTTAAAATCATTATTGGGATATTGGGATGAAGATGAAAGAATCTTAGTTACTAGAAGAAGAAAAAATAAAATCACAGGTAAGATGCAACCAACAGAATTAGAGTGGAGTCATTATGAGTTGGCAATGGAATCACTTAAAAAGATAAAAGCAAAACAAGATAAAATTGTAAATAAGACAAAAGAAACTATGGACGAATACTTAAAAGTTGGTAATATTGCAGTAGTCGCGGTGCCAGAAGAATTGATAGAATTTAGATCGACTACCGGATTGATTGCAAATAAATTTATTAGTGAGCATATGATGCCTGCTTTAGTTTTAGTAGAACAAGAAGGTAATGATTTATTAAGTGGGTCAGCACGTGGATACGAGAGTACTCTAGAAGATTTTAGAGAATGGTGTTTATCAACAGGACTTTTTGAATTAGCTCAAGGTCATGGAAATGCATTTGGTGTAATTATTCATAAGGACAATATTGAAAAGTTATTAAAAATTGCTGATGAGACACTATTAGAACAAGATAAAACTTATGATGTAGATGAATTATTGCATAATAAATCAAACTTAAATGAAGTTCAAAAGTTTAATGAATTGCAACATATCTATGGTGGTAAGGTCAATCCTCCTATATTTGGTTATAAAGATTTGGTAATCACTAGAAATAGTGTTGGTCAACGAGGGTCAGTATTAACATTTTATCACGAAGGATTAGAATTCATCGCATTTAAACAACAACAAGGATTGTTAGATGATTTCTTACTGGAGGCAGGATTTTCACAATATTTCAAAATCGATCTAGTTGGAGAACCTACTAAAAATGAATGGACAGGAAGAGTGAAACATCAGATAATTTTACAAGATTTCACCATGGAAATTTTAAATGAGGCTCCTGTTAAAATTAAAGATGATGAAAATTGGTTGGATGAAAATGGTAATTTAAGCTTTTAATTGTTTACATTAACCCTCTTTTAGTATATAATATAATTATAGTTTATTGAAAGAGGGTAATGATGATAAAAAAAATTGATGTAATAGCTGTTGATTTGGATGGAACTGTATGGAACGATAATTTTCCAGATTATGACGAACCATATGAAGATGCAATAGATGTAATTAATGAATTTATCTATAAAGGTATCGAAGTTGTTATATGGACTTCTAGATATATGGAAAACGCTAATAAGGGAGTATTTATGTTAATAGATAAGTATGGTTTAAACCCAAATGTAAAAATAAATGAACATGCAAATATTTATTTAGGAAAATACGACAAAAGAAGTAATAAAATTGCAGCTGACGTCTATATAGATGATAGAGCGTACGGAGCTCCGGATTTTAGCGAAAAAGGAGCATGGAAAAAAATTAGAGAGGAAATATTAGCGAATGAATAAATATGAAAGTGTTGGAATTTTTGTTGCATGTTTAGTAATAATTGTTTCGCTTATATTAATATCTCAACTTATGTAAGGAGCTTAACATGAATAAAAATATAGCAGTTAAAATAGTTTATTGTAATGGCGCAGCTATTCAAGAAGATTTAGAATATAGAGATTTAAAAGTGTTATTCCTACTTGGTAAAAACACTGATAAAATGATCGAGGAATATCTAAGTAATTTAGGATATGAATTCGATGGAATGGTAAGTTTTATTAGAAAAGATAAATCTGATTTTAGTTTTATGTTTTTAAAATATGTTTCCATTGAAATAGATGAATATCCACAAGGAGATTTATTATGAGATCTTTAGTATATTTTAGTTTTAGTACAAACAACACATCTAGATTTGCGCATAAAGTAAAAAACAAGAATGAAAAAATTGAAATTATTGAAATCCCATTTGAGGACCCGACAATAAATGTAGAAAATGATTATATTATTGTAATTCCATCTTATGAGAAGCATGTTTTTCCAGAGTTGTACGATTTGTTTGAAGATTTTTTCGAAACTAAAGACAACGTTGAGAAATGTAAAGGAATATATGCAGGAGGCAATAGAAACTTCATGAGTCTATTTGGTGTAACAGCCAAATATTTTTCAGAAAAATATAATGTTCCAATTCTACACTATTTTGAATTTCAAGGAACTAATCACGATGTTAATAAAATTATAGAGGAGATTACAATTGAATAAATTTGAAGAGATTTTAAAACCTAAAGAGAATACATTTTTTAAACTGAACAATATGGTAAATATTCCAAAAGACGGACAGATTCAATTAGATAAAGATAGAGAAGCTGTTAAAGCATATTTTTTAGAACATGTTAATCCTAACACAGTTTTCTTCTATACATTAAAAGAAAAGATTGATTATTTAATTGAGAATGAATATATTGAAAAAGATTTTATTGAAATGTATGAATTTTCATTTATCAAGTCATTGTTCCAATATTTATACGACCAAAAATTCAGATTTAAATCATTCATGGGTGCGTTTAAATTTTATAATCAATACGCACTAAAAACTAAAGATGGTGAACGTTATTTAGAACGTTATGAAGATAGAATTGCTATTATGTCATTATATTTAGCCCAAGGAGATTATAAATTAGCTCATAATATCGCTAAGGAGCATATCACGCAGCGACTTCAAATGGCAACTCCTACATTTTTAAATGCAGGTAAAATGAGCCGAGGAGAAATGGTTTCTTGCTTCTTATTAGATTTTGATGATAGTATGTTATCAATTGGTCGAGGAATCAATTCCGCGCTACAATTAAGTAAAAATGGTGGTGGCGTAGGTATTAACCTATCAAATTTACGTGAATCAGGTTCATCTATTAAAGAAATTCCTAATGCGTCCTCTGGTGTTGTTCCAGTTATGAAGTTGTTAGAGGACAGTTTCAGTTATGCAAACCAATTAGGACAGCGTCAAGGTGCTGGTGTAACATACTTAAGCGTATTCCACCCCGATATTTACAACTTCTTATCAACTAAAAAAGAAAATGCTGATGAGAAAATTAGAGTTAAAACATTATCGTTAGGACTAACCATTCCTGATAAATATTATGAATTATTAAAAACTAATGAACCAATGTTTTTATTTAGTCCTAAAGATGTTGAAAGAGAATATGGAAAACCGTTTTCTTATGTAAATATCACTAAAGAATATGACAACATGGTGAAAAATGAAAAAATTAAAACATATAAAATTAAAGCGCGTGAATTAGAACAGGAAATTAGTAAATTGCAACAGGAGTCAGGATATCCTTATGTTGTCAATATTGATACTGCTAATAGTGAAAATCCAGTATTTGGCGATATTATCATGAGCAACTTATGTTCCGAGATCTTACAGGTTCAAGAGCCATCTGAATTAAATCCAGATCTTTCTTACTCTAAAGTTGGTTTTGATGTTAGTTGTAATTTAGCTTCGACTAACGTGTTGAATATGATTCAATCTCCAGATTTTAAAACGTCAGTTCGAACAGCAGTATCAGCATTGACAGGTGTTTCTGTTTTAACACATATTGAAGAAGTTCCAACTGTTAGTAGAGCAAACAAGCAATATAGCTCTATTGGATTAGGGGCTATGAATTTACATGGAGCTTTAGCACACTATGGAATCCAATATGGAAGCGAAGAATCTATTGAGTTTACAGATGCTTATTTTAGAGCTTTAAGATTTTATGCTTTAGAGACTAGTAAAGATATTGCTAAGTTAACACAAACAAAGTTTCATCAATTTGAAAAATCTGAATATGCAGATGGTTCATATATTAATAGAAAATATATTGATGTAGAAGAATTTACATTCAAATCTGACAAAGTTAAAAAGATTTTCAAAAATGTTAAAGTTCCTACTATTAAAGATTGGAAAAAATTGAATGAAGATATTATGAAATATGGATTGTATAATAGCTATTTATTAGCAGTTGCACCAACAGGGTCAATATCTTATATTAATGAGGCAACTTCTTCTATTCATCCTATAGTTCAAAAAATCGAACATAGACAAGAAGGAAAAGTAGGGGCAGTCTTTTATCCAGCACCGGGATTGAATGATAAAACAATTGAATTTTATGAATCTGCTTATGATATTGATATGCGTAAGGTGATTGATATATATGCAGCTGCACAATATCATGTTGACCAAGGGATGTCTCTAACTTTATTTATGCGTTCTGAAATTCTAGAAGGTATGTACGAATGGAAGAATGGGAAAACCAATAAAATGACAACTAGAGATTTAAACAAGCTTAGAAATTATGCTTGGGCAAAAGGTATCAAATCGCTTTATTATATTAGAACACACACAGGTGATGTAAACAGAGATGTTGGAGTAAATGAATGTGAAAGCTGTGTAATTTAATCAGAAAAGCTGTTTACACATAGTGTGAAATAGTATATAATATAAATATAAGTTAAATATGACTAGTTAATTCTAGTTATATTTGCACCATTAACTCAACTGGATAGAGTAACGCTCTTCTAAAGCGTAAGTTGCAAGTTCGAATCTTGCATGGTGCGTTTGTTAAAATAAAATTTAGGACGTATAACTCAAGTGGTAGAGTGCTTCGCTCATAACGGAATGGTTGATGGTTCGAGCCCATCTACGTCCATAATATCTTATGGTATTAAAATAATAAGTTTTAAAATTGAAGGGGACAAGAAATATAATATGGTAAATGTCATTAAAAAAGACGGCAGGGTAAAACCATTTAGAAAAGAAAAAATCATGAACAACCTAAAAAGTACTCAGAGATATTTTAACTTTGAGTTTAAACGCGATCTTGAAGATATTGTTCAAGCAATCGATAATAAGGTAAATGAATTTGAGGATATACATAGTTCAGATATTTTCAACATCATTAAGGAGGAACTTAAAGATGATGCAGTGGTATTATCAGCCTTCAAACAATATAAAGACTCAGAACAGGAAAAGATCGATCAATTTTCAGATACTCAATATCAGTTAGAAAGACTAGAGAGTAAGGATAAAGAAGTAGTCAATGAGAATGGAAATAAAGATTCCAGAACATTTGTAACGCAGAGGGATTTGACTGCGTCAGTTATAGCTAAATCTAAAGGTATCAAACAGTTCTCAGAGAAAGTACAGAGGGCACATATTAAAGGCTTAATTCACTTACATGATTTAGATAGATTTCCACATCAGGGACTACCAAATTGTTCATTGCCTAACTTTGAATATTTATTAAAACATGGTTTTGATGTAGGTACAACACACGTTACTCCTGCTCAATCTATTAGAACTGCAGTCAGTCATTTATCTATCCTAATAAGCGCTATTACAGGAGCTCAATACGGGGGAATTACAGTTCATGAGATAGATAAACTACTTATACCGTATGCTGAGAAAACTCATGCGAAAAATTTAGGAATCTGTCATGATATTATTAAAGAAACAGATGGTGATTATAATAATATCGAAGAAGTAGCGAGAAAAATGACGCAACACGATATTCAACAATCTATGGAAGCTTTAGAATACGAGATCAATACAATTACTGCACATTCAGCACAAACTCCATTCTCATCAATATCTTTTGGGCAATCTAAAGGATGGTTAGGTAGAGAAATTCAGAAAGCTATTCTCAACGTTAGACTAAAAGGCATGGATAATGGTGATGGAGGAGAAATCACTGCTATTTTCCCTAAACTATTATTCTTTGTAGAAGAAGGTTTGAATAAAAGTCCCGGCGATGAGAATTATGACATCAAAGAGTTAGCTATGGAAACATCTAGAAAAAGAATTTATCCTGATTTGATTTCAGTAGAGAACTTAAAGAGTATTAAAGAAGGAAATGTTATATCTCCAATGGGATGCAGATCGTATTTACATCCATGGAAACGACCTTCTACAGGCGAATATGAGATAGTTGGTAGAAATAATATTGGGGTTACATCTTTAAATTTACCTCGTCTAGCAATTCAAGCTGAAGGCAATAAAGATTATTTCTTTGAATTAGTTAGTGATGCGATGGATATTCTTATTGATTCTCTACATACTAGAGAGGATGTGACTCTATCTGCTGATATAGAATCTGCACCTATTATGTATAAGTCTGGTGGTTTATACGGTGGAGATAATATTAAATCTGTTAGGGATCTTTACACTGGTGATAATAGAAAACGCTCTACTGTTTCAGTTGGTTATGTTGGATTACATAATGCCATGGTTGCTTTATTCTGCAAAAAGGAATGGCATAAAGATGAAGAGATTTATCAATTTAGTATACAAACTCTTCAATTTTTACAAGATTACATTGATCGTGTTCAAGAAGACTTTGAAGTTTACGTTAGCTTATATAGTACTCCTAGTGAGAGTTTAGCAGATAGATTCGCTAAATTAGATCGAGAACGATTTGGAGTAATTAAGGATGTAAATGATATGGAATATTATGAAAATTCTTTCCATTACCCATCTTTCCTAGATACCGATCCTTTCAGTAAAATTGAATTTGAGGCTCCATATTATAAAATAGCAACAGCTGGCTTCATGCATTATGTTGAAATGCCTAACTTAGACAATAACCATAAGGCATTTGAATCTATCTGGGATGAAGCTCATGATAAATTATGCTATTTTGGTATTAATACTCCTTCTGATATGTGTTATGAATGCAATTTTAAAGGTGAGTTCAAATGTGATAAGTATGGTTATTCATGTCCTAAATGTGGAAATGATGATTGTGATAGAATGAACGTAGTTAGACGTTTATGTGGGTACTTGGGTCAACCGGCTAAACGACCTGTAGTTTCAGGTAAACAAGCTGAAATTGCCAATAGAGTTAAACATAATTAGAAAGTAAGTTGATAAATATGATGAAGGCCAACGATAGATATGATTTAACATTTGAAGAATGGGGTAAAGTCGAAGCTATCAGACAAAAGAGAATTAAATTTATGAATGAACGAAGCTTAAAGTGGAAACTAATTCCATTAGAAGAAACTAGAGTTGCTGATTATAAACGATTTCAATCTCTAGATGGAGAAGGTATTAGATGCACAATATATGTATCTGGTTGCCCATTCGATTGTAAAGAATGTTTTAATGTGTTGGCTCAAAATAAACGTTATGGTAAATTATATGATGACGAGTTAGAAAAGTTGATAATGAGTGATATGTCCAAAAAGAATTTAGATGGTATAACATTATGTGGGGGAGAGCCAATGCTTAATTCCCCCAGATTATTAGACCTAACTAACAAGATTAAAGAGAACTATCCTGATAAAACTATATGGTCTTATACTGGTTATACATTTGAGGCTCTTATGCAGTTAGAACCTAACGATCCTAGAATACAGTTATTAAATAACATAGATGTTTTAATGGATGGTCAATTCATTACCGAATACCGAGATGACATAGCTCCTCCGGTGTTCAGAGGTAGTGATAACCAACGTATCATAGATGTTAAAAAGAGTATTGAAAGAAATAGTGTTGTACTATTTAAAACAAATGTGTTATAATGAATATATATAAAAAATAAAAAAGGAGTTTTATAAAAATGAAACAAAAACATTTTAATCATATTCCAGTTTCGAAGTTAGACGTTAATGATATTCTTTATTATAAAGCAATTGATTGGAACAAAATTGAGGATGCAGTAGATCAAGCTACATGGTTGAAATTAGTGGAGCAATTCTGGTTAGACACTCGTGTTCCTGTTTCAAATGACTTGGATGATTGGCGTCAATTAACAAATAATGAACGTGACGTTATTAATAAGGCGTTTGTTGGGTTAACATTATTAGATACCTTGCAATCTGAAGAAGGCGCAAACGTTATGCGAAATGATGTAAGAACTCAACAAGAAGAAGCTGTATTGAACAATATATTATTTATGGAATCTGTTCATGCAAAATCATATTCTACTATTTTTATTTCATTAAATAACAATAAAGAAATTGAAAATATTTTCGAATGGGGAAACAATAATGAAAGCCTACAATTTAAAGCTAAAGTTATTAATGAAATCTATCAAAGCGGAAGTCCACTCCAGAAGAAGGCAGCTTCTGTATTTCTAGAATCATTTTTGTTCTATTCAGGATTCTTTACTCCACTATGGTATTTAGGAAATAATAAATTAGAAAACGTAGCTGAAATTATTAAGCTTATCATTAGAGATGAGTCAGTTCATGGGACATATCTTGGATATAAATTTCAATTAGGTTTTAACGAACTTCCTGAAGATGAGCAAAAAGAATTAGAAAAATGGGTTTATGATTTATTATTTAAATTAATGGAGAATGAAATAAAATATACAAAAGAGGTTTATGACCAAGTAGGGTGGACAGAAGAAGTAAACACTTTTGTAAAATATAATGCAAATAAAGCCCTTCAAAATTTAGGATTTGAATCTTATTACGAAGAAGGCAATGTTGAATTAGTAAATCCAATTGTTCTAAATGGATTGTCCACTGATACAACAAACCATGATTTCTTTTCACAAGTAGGATCTGGATATTTAATGGGACAAGCGGAAGCTATGGATGAGGATGATTATGATTTCTAAAGATATAAGATTAGAGTACACTAAAGATTTAATGATGAGTTCCAGTTATAAGAGCAGATTAGTTGCAGAGTACTATCAACTTAAAATTAGATTAGATGGTCTAAAAGAAATGTTAAAAAACTGGGATTATGCTCGAGAAAATAATATTAATGTGAATGAATACCTAGGATTTGAACCAAGCGTTCCATATAATGTTTTATTAGAGCAACTTATTCATATGAGAAGTTATTTAAGGATTTTGGAATCAAGATTAAAAATAGAAAAAGTTGAATTATGGAGATTTGAAAAATGAAAAAATTTATGTTAGAAACAGCCGCTATGATCAGTACCGCTATGTTAATGATTAGTTATATTCCTCAGATTTACACAACAGTTACAACACAAAATGTTCAAGGACAAAGTGTACTTTTCTGGATTTTACTATCGATTGCATGTACTGGATTTTTCTTACAACAATTAGGATTAATTAAATATGAGAACCTAAAAAGCAAGCAAGGATTGATTGCCCAAGGATTTAACGCAGCATGCGCTATCATAATGTTAATCTTAGTTTTACTATTTAAATAAAAAAAATGAAGTAAATGGGAAATTATTGCAATTTCTCATTTACATTTGCTTTAAATTAGTATATAATATAATTATAAAGGAGATGATAGAATGAATATTGTTCTTGAAGGTGCTAAAGGTACAGGAAAATCAACAATTGCAAAACACTTCGTAGAAAAAGGATATGAATATTTTCACAGCTCATCAGAAACAGAAAATGATTTAAAATATCATTTAGATTTATTAGATGGTGATAAAAGAATTATCGATAGATTTAGCCTAGGAGAAATGATTTATCCACGTGTTTATAAAAGAGAATCAAAAATAAATGATAGTGATTTAGTAGAAACTTTCTCGGACCCAAACACAATCTATTTTGTTTTATTTTCTAGTGACAATGATTTATTAGTTGATAGAATTAAAAATAGAAACGCTGAAAAAGACCATAATTTAAATTTTGAGCGTGTATTAGAATCAAATGATTATTTTGAATTTTCGAAATATTTTTTTACAAGATATAGTAAATATAATCTTGTAATCTTAAATAATATCTACTATGTAGATGTTAGCAAATTAACATCAAAAGAAATTATTAATTTTATTGAAGGAGCGTTAGATAAATAATGTTATATTTTAAATCTATCAACGATGCATGGTCGTACTATGCAAAACTACTTTTAAGCAATCACAGCGAAGAAGTAAACGGAACTTTCGAATTAACTAATGTCGCTTTTACAATTGAAGATCCTAGTGAAAATATTTTAAGTATTAGAGAGAATTTTTCTTTACCTTATTATCTAGGAGAGATGATTTGGTATGGAGCAGGATCGAATGAGACATCATTTATCTCTAAATATGGAAAAATATGGGAAAAACTATCAGATGATTTATATACCAACAATTCAGCGTATGGGTATATTATTCAACGTAAACATCATTTCAATCAAATGGATTTAGTTTATGATATTTTATCAGAAGACCCAACTTCTAGACGTGCTGTAATTAATATTAATGTTCCTGATGGGAAGGCAAAAATAACGAAAGATGAACAGTGTACAATTGCATTACAATTTATGATTAGAAAAAATAAATTAATTATGACCACTATGATGAGATCGAATGATATATGGACTGGTACTCCATACGATATTTTTTATTTTACTACATTACAACAAGCTCTTGCTAAAAAATTAAAAATAGAAGCAGGAGAATATAGTCATTTCGCAACTTCATTACATATGTATATTAGAGACTCTGAAAACATTACTAATTCTCTCCTCAATAGAGAAGATGGTTATGAAGTAAATTATAAAATTGATGGTGTAAAATTATTAGAAATGTCAAGCCAGTTATACAATATGATTGAGGCTTATAAAGTAGGTACAACCAAAGAGGTTAGAGATTTTACTGTTGCTTTATGTAAACAATTCGGAATTATAACGGAGGAAAAATAATATGGAAATTAAATTAATTGATTTTGGGCATAGAAATAAACCAACTCGAGCTTATAGTAATGATGCAGGAGCTGATGTGTTCTCAATGTTGGATACAGTTATTCCTCCTCATCGAACACAAAAAATCCCACTAGGATTTGGATTAGAATTACCAGAAGGTTTTGCAGCTTTTGTTGGTCCTAGAAGTGGACTTTCTTCAAAAGGAATTTCATGTGAAATGGCTCCTATAGATTCTAGTTATAGAGGAGAATGCCACGCAATCGTTATTAACAACACGTCAGAGCCTTATGTAGTTAATAAAAACGATAGAATTGGACAATTGATTGTTGTACCTATTGTTATTCCTACTTTTGTCAATGAAACTACTTCGAGAGGAGATAATGGATTTGGAAGCACAGGAAAATAAAACATTTGTTTTTGATTTAGATGGAACAATATGTGTCGAAAAACCTAAAGGAACTCCAAAAGAAGAATATTCAAATGTTAAGCCTAATGTTGAGATTATTAATCATATGAAAATATTACATGAGCTAGGTCATTATATTATTATTCATACAGCAAGACATATGAAAACTATGAATAATGATGTAAAAAAGGTTGAAAATGCTGTTGGCGATATTACAAAACAATGGTTAAAAAAATATGAAGTTCCATATGATGAGCTAATTTTTGGTAAACCTTTAGGAACTTATTACATTGATGATCGATCTGTTTTAATGGATGATTTTATTAAAAATGGGGAGAAATATTATGGGTAAAAAAATTGGTATGATACCAGCAGCAGGTAGAGGAAGTAGGATGTTATCTTTAACTGATAATCATCCGAAACCTATGTTGCCTTTTAATAATAAACCAATTATAGGTCATTTATTAGAATGGTTTATCAAAGAAGAGTTTGATGAAGTTATTATAATTGTTGAATATAAATATGACAAAATAATTGATTATGTAACGAAAGTGTTTCTAAAAGAAGACAATATTAAAATTAGATTTGTAAGACAAGGTGGATTGTTAGGATTAGGACACGCAATTCATAAAGGTCTTGATGCAATATTAGATGATGATGCATCACTATTAATTGTTTTAGGAGATATTATCTTATATGATTCATTAACATTCGATTACTCTGAAGATTTTATTGTTTATAATGAAGTTGATGATTATGAAAGATGGTGTATGATTCAATTAAATGATAAAAATGAAATTGTTGATTTTTATGATAAACCTAAAGAGCAACCTCCTACAAACAAAAACGTAATTGGTATTTATAATTTCTCTGTTGTTAAACAATTAAAAAACATTTTTGGTTTCTATGATGTTGAACATTTTATTGATAATAATGAGGAGTTAGAATTTAGTATATTTTTAAGTGAATATGTTTATTATAATACAGTTAAAGGCATCTATAATAATGATTATTTAGATTTTGGGGTATTATCCGATCTAAATAAAAGTAAATTACAAGTTGTTAGAGAGTTTAATAAAATTGAATTAATTGATAATGATATTAATGAATTAAAAGTTAGAAAGAGCAGCATTAAAAATCCTAAAAAAATATCAAATGAGTTTTTATGGTATCAAAGAATTCCATCACAAATGCACAAGTACACACCAATAACTTATGATTTTAATAATAAAATTGAATGTAATGAAGGTGCCAATTATGTAATGGGATATATTGATTCCACTCCTTTACAAGAATTATTCATGTATAACCTACCAGATTTTTATAGTTGGAATTTAATTTTTGACAATATTCATAAATACTTTTTAGATACAAGAAACATTAAAAACAAAGAGCAATTTTATAAAGAGAATAAAAACAAATTAATTCAAGCCAATATTAAAATGCTGAGAGAAAAAACAAAACAACGTGTTGGTCAGATTATAGATATGTTCCCACATAAAGAATATGTTATAAATGGACAATTTTACGATAACCCAATTTATCATTTGGATAAAATTTTAAAAAGAGTGGATGAAATATCATCTGATGTTAATATTGATAATTTAGTTATTTTACATGGAGATTTATTCTTTGGAAATATGATGTATGATATTGAAGGAGAAAGTTTAAAAATTATCGATCCAAGAGGAGAATATGGAGAATTTTCAATTCATGGAGATATGAGATATGATTTAGCTAAATTGTACCACTCAGTTATTGGGAATTATGATTTTATTGTAAATGGACTATATGAATTAAGGGATTATGATTCAACGTTAAACTATTCAATATTTAATGGAAATGATAATTCAAAAATAATAGATTTAATGTTTGATTTAATTAAAGATTTAAAT